CCAAGTTGGATTCCAATGTGCATCAGAATTGTAATCTTTATTAAAAGCATTTTCTAGTATATCACCTGTAGGCAAAGTTTGCGCACTATCGTATCTCCCAGTTTTTGCTTCAAATGTTTCTAAATCTTCAAGTAAGTCTTGCAGGCTTATTGTTGATTCTATAATGTTTGCAATTAATAAAGAGTTATCTTTTTGTGCAATAGTTTTAGGAGTTTTAAAAGCGTAGTTTCTTGCAAGAAAATCTAGTAACTCTAAATCAAAGATAGTTGACTCTCCTCCTGTATAAGTAATTGTAATACTAGGTTGATCGGCAATAGTCATTGTCTCAATAGATACTACTTCTGTAGTTGCAGTATCTGATGATTTATATATACCAATAAATTCTATTTTTTCAAAATCCCAATAATTAGTAGTATCTACAGTCACAGTAATTGCTTTTCCGCTATTGACTACTGTACTATTACCGTTATATTGATTAGATGGAATACCTGTCTCACTATCAGAAACAATATGGATCAGATTACTAGGCGGTGAAATTAAAGTTGTTTTTCCGTCATCTGTAATTAATCTAAATGCAATTTGATATTCTCCTGTAGTTAAACTACCCCCACCTGCTACTCCTACTAATAAAGGTTGAGTAAACTTAACATCTGGGAAGATATCTACAAGACCTACAGGTAAATCTACTAAACCAGGGCTTACTACATTAATAGATCTAAAAAAGTTATTATAATCTGTCCAATAAACTCTTTGAATGCAATCAGATTCGAATCTTCCTAATGCCTCAATTGGCCAAGTTTTTTTAAAGTTTAATGCTGCATTATAATATATAACAGCAAAAGTAGTAATTGCCTTGTTTGCTGGATCGTATTCTAAATTATAAATCCATCCTTTATCGCCATCATCATCAGCAACAAATAATATAATCTTTGTACGGATTGTAGCATATCCTATAATAGCAGGATTTAATGCTGTCCAAGGAGTTGTTCCAAAAATACCTGATGTCTCAAGTTCTACTGCAAATTCGTTACCTTTTATGTTAGTAAATCCTCCAAGTGAATCTCCTGTTGTAGTAGTAATTCTTACATCTAAAGCATCAATATAAAAAGTAGCTGCCAAACTATCGTAGGCAGTATCTTTATTCATTCCTTGGTAGGTGTTTATATGTTGCTCCATGTTAAACTATTAGGATGTTGCTGGGTTTGGCCCATTGACACTTGGTGATACAGCATTAATAGTAGATACTAATGCTACGCCAGATTTAGGTCTAAATTTACGTTGTTCAGGTAACTGCATGTTAGCAAAGAAAGATGCATGGTCTTGCAATTGTGGAATAGTACGGACAACAGAGTTTTTAACTGTTTCTGCTTCGTCTACACCGTTCCATTGTTTAGCATGATTAACCGCTTGTGCAAAGTACCATTCTTTATCTTGCTCGATCATTTGATAAACCTGTGGGTTAATTTCTCCACGGATTAATAGTTTACGGGCAATACGTTGCGCTATGTAGTGCGCACCTGCTTCTAACCATTGTTGCTCTGCAGGAATAGTAGGATATCCACATTCGTCTGTAGGAATAGCACTGTATGACATTGCTACAAATCCTTCGTTCATAGAGCCAAAGATATATCCTTGTCCTACTGTGTACGTCTCACGACCTTCGGTAGTATAATCTCTATCATCTAAATGATATCTGTTGTGGAAGTAATCAGTTTTCCAACGCATTGGATATAACCTACCTTTACCGCACTCAGCTTCTTCAATAGTACTAACTCCCACAATATGAGCAGTTTGTCCTATCTTATATAAGTCGTAAGGTAAATCACCTCTCCCATCGCAAATTTGAATATAAGCGATCTTCTCTTCCATAGTTACTGGTACATTAGTATGTGCCATAAACTCTGCAAGCCACTCTACACCTTCTTCTTCTTTGACGTCGTAGTTAAAACCAAAATCCCTGATAGTTTTATCAAGGATTGTTTTATAGGAGACTGTTTTACCTGAGTACATTACATTAAGTTTTTAAGTACTGATTCTAAGCGACTAGCAATACCTTCAGCAGATTTATCTAAAGAAGGATCTTCGGTGCTTACAGATTTTTCTGTTTTCCACTCCCATTCGCCTTTGTCGTTTTTACAACGACATTCTTTTGTGATGATATAACCACCTTCAACTTGTTCAATACGAGTTTCTTCCGAACCTCCATCTTCAAATTGTTTGCGGGTAATCTTAACAGTAGACTCTACTGATTTACCGCCTGATGTCATTTCCATTGCTTCGTTATCCATAATAAAATGTTTTACGGTTAGGGTCTTTAACTACTTGTGCAATTAATCTAGAATATTGTCTAGATGCTTTAAAAGTATAAAAACTCTTGTATTTTAAATTAGTTGTAAAGTTATCCCAAAAGTGTTCATAGAATTCTTGATTGCTATGATCATTCTCATGATAAATTAACGTCTTGTTACTTATCTTTGTTAGTTCATCTCTTGTTAATCCTGGATATTTAGTTTCCCAGTATTCCCAAGTAGCTGCCCAATTTACTCTTAAACTTTTGGAGCGTTCTCCATTCTGTTTAAAGAAATGCATTTGCTTGCTTCGGATTCTAATTTTACCTACTCGGTTTATCTTTAGTTCTAAGCCTGTCTCTACTATTTCTCTACTAAAAGTATCTAGCAAATCTCGTAAAAATTTATTATAAACACTGCGCTCAACTACCTTTTCTTTTGCGTTTTCTTCGTAGTATTTATAAAACTGGTCCTTCTTAATATCACCAGCTATTTTACCTTTGCCTCTTTTTAAAAAATTATTGTCCTGCATTTGTTGCTCCTCCTCCTAATCCTACACCTGTTCTTTGGTCTTGAGCATTGTTAGCTTCATCTTTTTGGTTGATTCCTTTTTGCATTAATTGTTGTAGTACTAAAGGTTTAATATATGCCCACATCCACATATTTAATGGATAAGGATCGGATGCTGTCCAACAAGGAGCTTCTCCTGCACAATTATAATAACCTTGTAACTCAGTAGGATCTTCAAAGATTCCTCTAATACTAAGATACTTCATCATTAAATGCGTAGATGATTTACTAGTAACATATAAATGTTTTCCGTATAAGAAAGTGTAGATACTTTTTTGAGTAGTTCTACCGTGGCCTACGTAAGGTACACGAGAGTAATCAATAAGTATAAATCTTGGCTTCATTATGTCAGCAGGGCCAACACTTGCAATACCTTTTGTAAAGAAAAACTCAATTGTATTAGGTATCTCTTTAACAGTCCGTAATACTTTGCATCCTGCTGGCACATCTATACAACAATCAATGGGATTAACTAGTTCTAACTCTAGACATGTTATCTCTTGTAGTATATATGGATCTATACTACGATTCTTATTATACTCATTTCTAATCCATAGAGATCTCTGTTCGTTAATTAAATCCGTATAGAGCTCATATGAAAATGAGGATTCTATTGAGTTTATTTCTAACGACTCATCAATCTGAGCATGTAAATCATTTAGTGATAACATAATTACAAATATACAATTAATTAATTATCTTCCCTGTCCTCTGTAAGCTTTTTTATAATTCTTAGAACTTTTAAGCTTAGAAGTTTGGGTTTTAGCGTGTACTCCTGGACGTGAGACTTTTACTTTAGCCTTAACACCTCCAGTATTATCTTTAATTTTAGCCATTATCTATTCTTTATAGTGATGTTAAAAATAGTAATAAGATAGAAGTTTCTAGACTTATCTATCTCAATGTTAATTAAATCTACAGCAGAGATTCTAAATCTAATCATGATTTTATCCCATTGCTTATTAGTTGTTTTCCAGTTGTTTCTTAGTTTCATAATGTAAATATAAAAAATATTAAATAGGGAATTTAATACTATCAATTGATTTTAATATTAGATCTCTTCCATTTGTAGTATCTCTACGTGTATCAATGATCAAGATTCTACTTCCTACAGGTTTCGGAGGAGCTCCTCTCTCAATATGCCATCCTTTTGATCCATCACCGTACTCCTCTTTGTATGTACCTGTAATCATCATATGAATTTGTCTATGTTTCTGCGAGTATCCTGTTTGAGCTTGATGTTCAATTATATCACGAGCTATGTTAGTGCATTTGTTTTCATGAATATGTCCCATTGCAAATACATCAAAATCTTCAGCCATTTCAAGAGCTCTAGTAAGATTAATCTCCCCACGAGTAACAATTCCCCCGCCTCCTGAGCCATGAAAATATTTTACTTTTGTTGCGTGAAAGAAATTAGTTCTAACTTCCTGACGTACAATAAGCCATCCACCATATCCACCTGTCTGAACATTACTCCCATTTTTGTAATTAAGTAGGTCTACAAATCTTTGTAAAACATCAGTTTCTTGACGTTTGATTACAGAAGTCTCATGATTACCGTACCCGATTACTGTAATTAAATGTGCGTATGGTGAAAAGAAATCTACTGCTGTTTCTACGATAGAATCAAGATACTTAATGTTATTGTGCTCAGGACGGATATCAGATTTAGTACCACGTGGATCCCATTTTCCCTGCATCAAACAAAACGTATCCCCATTAAACATCATGGGGATAGAATGTTTTAGACAATAATTTAAATCTTTTCTTAACAAGTCCCAGTCGCATTTAGGATTATCCCAGTGAATATCTGAGAACATCGCTATTTTAACTTTTGTTCCACTAATTTTTAATTCGTGAATGTTCTTTGCGTGTTTGATTAATTCCATAAATACGATATAAAGGATTAGATTAAACTATTTAAATGGTACATACTTTGTCGTACCTCCAGATTTAATTGCTCGTAAAATTTGTTTACGTTGCGCTCCATCTGAATTATAAGATACGTGTACCCAATCAGGATTAGCATCTGTACCAAACTCCCAAATCATTTGATCAAAGTTTACGTTATCCTTAACAAAATCAAATAATTGTTTGTTAGTAATAGTTGTACCGTCCATATCGATATCAATTGCTTCACCTTTACAATGTTGGCTGGAAGATGCGCCACCTACCGCTTTATTCAAAGCAGCAGAACGGTACCCAGAACTCAATCGAATAGGAACACCAAAGTGCTCACGAATAGGTTCAAATACATTCTCAGCTAACTTTTTGAAGTTCTCAATATGCTCTGGTGTAGGCATGTTGCTGATTCCTTTTCTTTTAGCGGTCTCTGATCTCATCACTTCCGCTAGTGCTAAATGTTTACTTAATTGCATAACTTATTTTTTAAAATATAATTGTGATTCTGCTTCTCTTCTTCGTACTAAACCTTTTAAAGTTTTGCCACCTGCTTTTACCCATTTCATAAACTCTAATGTAATAGATTCATCTTCAGGGTTAGCATTTACTTTTTTAAGTAAAGTAGAAGATTTTAAATTTGCTGGTCCTAGATTGTAAGCAAAAGATACTAATGCATCAAATTGATTTTGATTGATGTCATCTCTGCAATAGCTATCTACATACTTCTCAAAGCTAACCAACATACTTTGTAATAATACTGTTCCTTCTGCCTCAGTAATAGCTTTGTCAGCCATAGTTACTTTTTTACCAGTAGGATAAAATGTTGCTCCGTATCCAATTGTTGGAATACCTGCTGGACATTTGTATGGAGCAGATCTAAATCCTTCGAACATTTTAATTAGTTCGATACCTGCTGTACCTGTTTTAGTTATTTTCATTTTCTTCTTGATTTTCGTTTTCGTTTGCTTTATTTTTTAACTTCATGATACGTCCAGCAGTAGTAATGCCGAAAGCACCTAAAGTTAATAACATAAACCCATCAAAGATAAATTCCTTGATTATTAGTTCGTTACCTACTATTCCTGTGACTACGTCAATCACTAGTACAAATACCATTGCAAAGAAGGAGATTACTCCTACGAATGCTTGCTCATTAATGTGATTATTATCACTAATTAATTCTCTAAAAAACTTTCTCATAATTTATAATTTAATTGGGACCTTAGTAACTTTAGGTCGTTCTGGTTTAATAATCGCTCTTTCCCATCCTTTAAGTGGATTCTCTTTTTTATCGTATGGATCAATAGGTGTAGGACATTTATAAAAATAAAGATCTCCAGACATATTATCTTTTTGTACAAAATATTGGCTTAAATCTACTGCGTATATTGTAGTATCGTCCCATGAATAATAAATCCAACTGCTATTAATTGCGGCGTCTAGCATCCATGCTTCTAAAAGATCTAATCTTTTAGCAAGCTCATCGTCGAACACATGTTCTACAATTATTTTTTCTTTAAGTATTAGGAGAGTATCTCGTACAGCGATGATGCTGTCTCTGACAGTGATATCTTTTTTGAAAGCTGCTATCTTAGCTTTTTGATTTTCAAATATAGCATTAATGTCGTCAGCTTGCTTTACAGTAAGAATGACAACAGAGTCTCCTTTAATTACCGTCTTCAGAGGGTAGTTTGATTGGCTGGAAATCAAATTCGTCACCAGAAGACATACGAGCATTAGTAACTTTCTCATCTGTTAATTCCTTTTTAATTTTTTGTACTACACTTTTCGTACTATCTAGGTCCCCAATAACTTCGCTGACCATTTCTTGCATCTCTGCTTTATCTTCTACTAGTTCTTCATTCTTTGCTTCTAAACTAGCCACACTTGTTTTTAATCCTTTATTCTCACTTGTAAGAGCTTTATTCTCATTAGTTAAACTAGTATTCTCTTCTACTACAACAACATGTTTATGGCCTGTAGAAAATACTTGTAAACAGGTAATACCTATGAATCCGATAATGGAACCTAATATGATTCTTTTATTCTTTTTCATTTTTTATTACTTAAAAACATCATAATTGTATCCTTCAAACTTTTAGAGCTTTCAGTATTATCTTTTAATGTTTTTTCAAAATCATCTCTATAATCTCCTTCTAGGTCTTTTACTCTTTCACGTAAATCATCTTCACTCTTCATTAATCTATTTAAGAAGGTCCAACATAAATAGCCTAATCCCATTACTGCGAAACCAAGAACTCCATATTGTGCTAAACTATCAAAAATTCCAAATGACATAATGATTATTTTTTACGTTTCTTTTTGCTATCTAATTCTGCCTGCAATCTGTCTTTTTCTGCAAGATGTCTTTTGATAAATAACCAAGCAACATATCCTAATGCTAATGCTAATAAACCAATTGGTCCGTATTCAGCTAATTGACCGAATACTCCAAAATCTTGTGCTCCTGTTGATACTGTTACTGTGTCCATTATTTTTTCATTATTAGTTGTTTAACTGCGTCTGATAACTCCCCCACACTTTTTGCCAGATTTTTAATTTCTAATTGAGTCTGTTCTTGAATAGCTTGGTATTTAAGTCTTGACTCTTGTTCTACTAACTCAATCTTTCCTTTGAGTTTTCCTAAATTTTCTGTGTTGTTTCTAACATCGCTGTGGATCATTTTTAAAAAATATCCAATAATACCAACTGCTGCTATTAGGCCGTACTGTAAAATCTGTGCTAAATCCATTATAATCTTTTTAAGAAAGTTCTGTAAATTACGTATACTATTATAAGTATAATAAAGGTAATAAAGATGCCATTAACTACAGATTGGATTTTTGCTCCAAATGTAGTTTTATCTTTAGGCTTAACGTAGTATTTTATAGGGATTTTTCTTGTGATAATTTTGTCAATGTAGACTGTATCACATTGGCCTTGGATATAGACCTTTTTTTCTCTATCCATCCAAACTTTAACTTTAAGTTGTTCTTGTTGGATAAAAATTGTGTCGTATAACGACTGAACGTCGACAACAGTATCGACTTTTACTTCTGGCACTACTACTCTGATAGTGTCATGCACGATAACACTATCAGTAGTAAGTAAGTAAGGGTACTTGGTTATAAGTCTGTTAAATCTCTTCGTCGGACCGCACGATAGTAGGGTCACTAGTATTAAAAGACTCCATAGTAACTTCTTCATTTGCTTGTTGTTGAGCAAGCGTATTTAGAAAATTGATTAATGGAAATCCTAATCTA